AATTATATTATTTGTATTCATTACAACAAAGATACAACTCACTATTGAGACCTAAAAAAGAGGTGAATAAGAAATGAGTGAACAAATACCCGAAGCAGAAGTAGCCTCTACCCCCTCAAAGGATGATGCTACTGCACCGGATGGTCGAACACAAGAACAATTGCTGGCTGACATTGTTTCTAATTCGGATTTTATTCCGAAAGAAGAATCTCTACCCGAAGAGCAAGTACCTGAAGTTGACCCAGGCGAATCAGAAAATATAGAAGACCCGAAAGAAACTGATGAACCTGAGAACCAAGAAGTTGAAGAAGAAGCTGATACTGAAGAAGTAGAAGATGAAGTTGAGGATGCTGATCAAGAATCCGCTACCCAAGATACTACATTATTTACTCCTGAAGAATTAGACTTAGAAGCAAAAGTATCTATTAAGATTGATGGACAAGATACTGAAGTTTCTTTTAATGATCTTATTAAAGGTTATTCTACTGAACAATCTCTTTCTAAAAAGGGTCGTGAACTTGGTGACGCAAGGAAAACTTTCGAAGAAGACTATAATAAAAAAATAGAAGAAGTAAAAGAAATGTCTGATGCTTCAGTAGCTATATTATATAAGTCTGAACAAGAGCATGCTAAACAATTTCATGCAATTGAAGAAAAAATCGAGAAAGCTAGAGATGAAAATAATACATATGATCTAGGTGATCTTAAAGATAAACGAGAGCAAATACAAAAGAAATATTGGACAGCAAGAAAAGAGCGTGAAGCTTTACAAAAAACTGTTACAGAAAAATCTCAGGAACAAATACAAAAAGTTTGGAATGAACAATTAAAAGTATTTGATGAAACTATTCCAAGTTTAATTCCAGGATTTAATGAAACAATTGCTAAAGATATTCGTGAGTTTGCACTTAAAGAAGGAATTAATGAAAAAGTATTAGATACTATTATTGATCCTAATATAGTTAAGTTTGTTAATGATTATAGAATTTTAAAGCAAGGATTAAATAAAGGTACTGCTAAAAGAAAAGTAGCACCTACTAAAACTATTCCTGTAAAGAAAGTTAAAGCTGCTAAAGCTAAACAAGTTGATGCAGCACAAGCTTTAAGAAAAAGAGCTTTAAGTAAAAATTCATCAAAAGCAGATCAAGATGCTTTTCTAAGAAGTTATGCTGAGCGGTCACTATCTAATATTTAAATCTTAGGAGAATTAAGATATGACTAATTTATTAGCTGTTCGCGCCACAGGAGGTCCGGCAGGTCCAGCGCGAGATACAAATGCTAACGTCTCACAAAGAGAAGACTTAGCTAATTTTATAACAATGATTACCAGAGATGAGACTCCGTTTACATCAGACATTGGTAAATCATCAGCATCCGCTATTTATCATGAATGGCAGACAGACACACTCGAAGCTCCAGGTGATTCAAGAATCCCTGAAGGCCAAGACTTTATAGCTCCAGCTGCTGGGGGAGGCACAGGCACTCCTACTGTAGGAAATAAGTTTGCAGAGTCAGGTCCTCAAAGAACCAGACTAGGTAACTACACACAGATCAATGGTAAAACTATTGCTGTGTCAGGAACTAGACGAGCTGTTGATCAAGCAGGTATTGCAGACGAATATGCATACCAGCTTAAGAAACGTGGTACAGAGCTACGAAGAGACGTTGAATTTGATATGATTCACGGCTATAACGTATCTGCTGCTATTGGCGC